GTCCTTGACCTTCTTTTAATTTCTCTGATCCATCTAAATCGACACGATCATCAATAGAACCGTGCGTGAGAATGGACGATCCAAAATCAAGTACGATACAATCTTTTTTAATCATGTTTGGATAAATCTCTGGATCAATCGTGCGTAGACCTCTTCCAATCATTTGAACCATTGTAGACTTGTAGCTACATGGTCTTGTAAGGACGATACAGGACACAGGAGGAGCATCAAAGCCCTCTGTTAATACGGCTACATTCACAACAACTTGAACATCTCCATACTCTAAATCCTCTAAGATTTGCTTACGCTCTTCCTTTGGTGTTTCGCCTGTTACAATTTCTGCAATAACATCAGAGTTTTTAAACTCTTCGACCAAATCCTGTGCGTGTCGAACTGTCGAACAAAACACGATTGTTTTACGATCACTTGCTTTTTGTTTCCATTCATGCACAACACGCTCGTTAATAACTGTCGTGTTCATAATGCCCTCGACTTCTGACATATCAAAGTCATCTACAGTCTTTCTGACATTACGCAATTCTTCTTGAACACCAACATCAATAACAAACGCTTTGGGCGGTACAAGAAAACCCTCACGGATAAGTGTCGCCACTTCGATTTGATGTGAGCAATTATCAAACACATCTCTCAAACCTTTTTTATCGCCACGATTAGGTGTAGCTGTAAATCCCACGATTTCAGATTGTGGGTTATCATTACGAACTTTATAAATAACTTTTTTGTAACTTTCTGCTGCTGCATGATGACTTTCATCAATAACAAGCATATCAATCGGACGCATTGTTGATAAATTGTTTTCCCTTGATAGAGTTTGAACCATTGAGAACACAACATCACCATCCCAGTTCTTTTGGGAGCCATCTACAATTGACGTAGAAATGTTCGGGTTAACCTTCACAAACTTCATATTATTTTGTGCAACCAACTCATCTCTGTGCTGTAAAATCAACACGCTTTTATTTTTTTTATGCCTGTTACCAACCAATGCCGATAGCATAATTGTTTTCCCTGCTCCTGTGGGAGCAACTACGATTGTATTGGAGTGCTTATCTAACGCTTTACTAGCGTCTTTAATTGCAACCTCTTGATATGGTCTAAGCAACATTATAACCTCTTTTTATGGTGAGGGAGTTAAACGGCACACGCTCCCTCGTTCGTGTTCCAACTAGGTACGAGAATGACCTTGCCGTTGGATTATTATGATTGCGCCCAAGCAGGTACGTTGGAAGTTGATGCTTGAGCCACTGGTGCAGCTTGTGGTGCGACTGTCGCTCCACCACCCGAACTAGGAATAAAGTCCTTGTTGCTAGGTGTAAGTGCAACCATCATTTTGTTTTGATCTGCATAGCCATTGGTACCTTTTTTGATACCAACTTTCATACAAATTTCTCTACCATTTAAATCTGCAATACCAGATAACTGTCTTGCTTTCTGAGCATTTTCAGATTGATCTGTAGGATCAAGTGAGAAAGCACTATCAATAATAGCTTTTAGCGTCCTTAGACCAATCTCTTTCGCCATAGGCATTCCGCTTTCGCCTAACTTATCCCCATCAACAAAAATGTTATCCCACACTTTTCTACGATCATATGGACCACCAACAATCGTGAACTCAATTTCAGCCCACTTTGCTTTTGATGATGCAGAAGCCTTAAACCAATTACCAGAACCAAATTCAGGTAATTCTGTAGTTCCACCTTTAAGTTTCATTACAGCACGAACAACAGTGCCTACAGGAATTAATTCAAAATCCCCACTGTTGTTGTCCTCTGGCACATTATTTAAATCAAGCATTTTCTTTTACTCCTTCTTCATTTTGATTTTGTGTTTTTGGATCAACAAAGTTAAGTGGACGTTCTGCTTGTGTAACCCCACCACTCATTTTTGCTAGAAGTTTACCTAAGTGTGGTTCTTCTAATATTTCAAGCCTACCCGACCTGTCTTTGGCAGGATAACCCCATTCATTAAGAGTTTGGCATACAAAAGCACGGTACGGACCTGTCGCCTCATCTCCTGTCAACACAGCCATTGTGATAACTTCATCAACAATGCCCGGTAATTCACGAGCCGTTTTCGATCCTTCAATCTGCAACTCATAAATCTTTCTGCTATAATCATCAGTACGTTCATCTAAGATACCAACAAAAATTACATTTTTCTCACGAATATGTTGAAGATGTGTTAACCAACCCATCATCTCTCGTCCGTGCATTCCATAAGCAGCCCTCGTATCAAGCTTACCTGTACGGTCAGACTTGTTTTCTGGTTGCTGTTGACAATACTGAAAGCACAACCGTCCTGCGACTGTAATAGAGTCAATAAATAATGTCTGGTATTTTGATAAACTATCTCCGGGATCACCCATAGTTTGACAAACGTAATCATAGTGTGCCTTACTGTAAGGTTGATCGTCAGATAGTGATGGGTTCGCACCCCCAAGATAACAGGCAAAGTCTCTACATTCTGCCCATGTTCTAGGACGTATAACGTCCAAGGGCCAGCCTTCAATGGCTGCATCTCCTGCTTCCAAATCCATGAACAATGTTGTATCACTGTCCAATGTTCGAGCGAGGGTGGTTTTACCCACCCCACTTGAACCTATGACCACAATTTTGTGACCACGCTTTTCTTTCATGCGTTGTTCCGCATCAATGATTGCTAACGGCATCCTTTTTTACTCCTCCACGACTTCAATAATTGCACCACCAATCTTGGCAGTTCTGGCTTCTTGAAAAAGACGTTGAAGATCAGGGGGAGCAGTCGTGTATTTTCTCTCCTCAATCGTTAATGTCTTTTTAACGTAATGGTCTACAAGATCAGCCCTCATAGAATGACTGATTCTCTCAAGTGCCTCTTGATCCCATTCGACACGCTTCTTGACTTGAACTTTTACGCTCTTGTCATTCTCAACGATTGTTGTTGTGCCAAAGTCCTTGCCTTCAATATGAAGTTGAGCCTTTGCAGCATCAAGATAACGACCTTCAATTTGATCGTTGATTTCTTTTAACAGGATTTTGTCCTGTGCCATGCGGTCTCTAATAGTATCACGCTTCTGAAATAAATTTGCGTCAGGCATTTTGCCCTCCTTTTCTCGTTTACATTTAATTACATTCTGACGTTGGCATCAGAACAAAATACATATAAGCATAGTTTACTGCAAAAGTCAAGCTATTTCTTACGAGACAAATAGATTTCTATGTTAAACACTGCTTTCATTAGCTTTTTTTTTAATTTAAACTCTGGTGTTTCAACCCCTTTTGCGTCCTCAACCACATCTTCTATGGTACCGTTTGCGTGTTCCAGCTTGTATCGAAAGTCAGCTATATATTTACAAATCTTCTGATCGTTAACTATTATATTGTAAGGCACCTGTAGTTCTAATTCAGTAACAAGACCTCCACGCTCCATAGCTTTCAATTGACCATATCTCTCTGATTCCCACTTGGAATCGAAAGTTATACCATCAACCACGGTTTTCTTAGCACCATACTTACTTCTTGACTTGAACCACTTGGGATTATATGTTTGTTTTATAGCCATATATGGGAGAATAACAGAATGCCAGATACAAGTAAATTTAAAAGTGTGGGGATTGGAATAGAAACCTACAAAAAACTGGCTAGAATTTCTAAAGAAGAACACAGAAGCATTGGTCAACAAGTATCGAAACTTGTCGATAGTGAGTATGAATTGCGCTATGGAAACGAGGTTGTAGAGTTTGGTAGCAAGAACCCAGTATCAAGAGGCGTAGGATCTCTTAGCGATTAAGAAGTGATGCACTACCTAAACCACCAAGTAGACTAGATGCAACGGCTGGATTTTGTGCTGCAAGTTTTCTTATAGCACTCTGTCTAATCTGTTGAATTGGAGAAAGTGGAGCAGATGGTCTTGTGGGTGTTGTTCTAGGACTAAAAATATCTATGTTTGATAATGAAGTTCCAGCTTGAGGTTGAATATCAATTCGAGGTGTTTCCGCTTGTTCAAAAGAACCTAATCCAATTCCTCTAGGCAATGTTTGACGAATTGCTCTATTTGTTCTAGCTACATTTCTACCTATGCCACTTATAATTTTTCCTGCTTTAGATGCAGCACCACCTACATCCATTCCTTCATCTACCATAGACTGATTAATAGCTCCTAACATTGCTTGTGCTTGCGCTCTTGGATCATCTCCTGCTGCTCTTTTAGCTTTTAAAAAAGTTCTTGCAGGAGTTGACATTGCACCAGCAATAACTTTTGCTCTACCAAGTGTAGTAAGAGTATTAATTGGATGTTTAAAGAAATTAGCCCAAACACTACCAGCAGCTATAGAACCCTCTTTTCCAACATCACCTAAATCTACTAATGTATTAGCAAATTCTTGTAGAGATTTTTCTTCTTCTTTTCCTAATATTCTTTTTAAAGTTCCACTTTTATATTTGTCTAAAACTTCTCTTAAAGATCCAGCGTTTTTAGAACTAGCGAATATTTGGTCATCAACAACAGATAAAATATCCTCAAGAACTACAGTTTTCATGTTTTGTTTAAGATCAGGATTGTCATCAAAGAAACGCATTATCTTTATGACTTCACTTTCACTAATATTAGGTTGTGTTAATGCTTGAGCTACAGCGTCAAATGTTTCATATTCACCTTCATTTATTTTTTTTAGAATCGTTCTTTTATTAGCGTTATTTAAATTTGTTTGAGCATCAAGAAGGTCTTTCATTCCTAACGCTATAGGGCTTGTTCCATTTAAATTTAATAATTTATCTACTTCATTTTTCTTAATAGAAGTTTTGGCACTTGTTATTGATATTTCATCAGCAAGTTTATTAATTTCTTGCCATTCTTTTCCAAATAACTTTGGACCTGTTGTTCCAAGACTTCTTACTCTTTTAGCAAAAGTTCTACCATTAAATTTATTTGGATCTAATTCATCAATTTCAGCTTTTTGTAAAGCATCTTTTAAAAAACTACGAGCAAAAGCATCTTGTAATTCTTGTGGGTTATCTGCAGCTTTTAATACTGCTTCTAAAGTTTCTGGGGAATCTCCCTTAATAACATTATCAACAAACTTATCAGATATAACTCTAGGTTCATAACCACCTTTACTTGATAAATCACGAATTGATCTAATTAATCTTAATTGAGATAATTTCTCAAATCTTTGTATTCCATTTCTATAAGTAGCCATAGCAGTTTTTCTTTTTTTAGCTGCTAATTTTAAATTTTCTAAATCTTTAGCACCTTGTATTCCACCTCTTAAAGAATTTGGGTCAATCATATTGTCAATTAACCTAGTATCCATCATGTCATCTATTGTTCCACGAAGAGATTCTAAAACACTAAAGGCTTTAGTAGAAACATTACCTCCAAAATAAAGACTGTCATTTATACTTTTTCTTAAATTAGTTAAATCTCTAAATGTTGCACCTTTTTCACTAGTAGTTTTAAGGAAAGTATCTATTTCTCTAGCTGCTGGATCAGCTAAATTTCTCATTTCAGTCATATATTCATTTAATGGAGATTTTAATGCTCTTAAATCACGAAAAAGTGGTATTTTATCTCCAGATAAAGCAACACGTTTTCCTGTTTCTGGATCTAATATTTTTTGTTTACTTTTTATTTTACTTAAAATTGTATCAACTTCATTAAATTGATCTACTGTGTCATCTCCAAATTTAGCAAAAGCATTAGTTATTGCTTTTAAAGTGCTAGCATTTAAATCTACATCTAATTTTACAGAATTAGTAAGTAAGTCAATACTGTCATCAACTGCTTTTAATATTTGTCTTTGACTAGAATCTCTAATTTTTGTAAGTTCTTCAAACTTTTTTGGAGTCAAAGTAGCAGCAGCTTCTCCAAGTTCTTCACCTGCTGTTTCTTTTAATCCATTAAAATAATCATCTTTTTTAGATAATGCAACTGCAACATTGTTATCAATTCTTTTAGTAACTTTAGCCATGTTTTCAACAAACTTTTGACCGTAACCTAAAAATCTAGGAGCGCCCATAGCTTCCATAGATGGAACAAAACCTTCGTCAACCATATCTTTCATTCTTGCTAATCTATCTGAGGCTAACTGTTCTGCACTTCCTGATCCTGTAACTCTACCTGCAAGACTTCTACCACTACCTATAACGGCTCTACCTGCACCAATAATTGCTGCACCTAAAACTTCTCCACCAGCACCAATTGCACCCTCAATCGCTACATCTTTAACAACATCACCAAGACCTTGAGTTTGAACTCCAAGAAATTGTTCAATTGATTCCTCAATAGCTTGACCTGCAGCACCACCAATACCTGCACCTGCTATAGCTCCTAAACCAAAAGAAGGTCCACCACCTATAACAGCACCTGCTATTGAACCTACAGTTTCTGGCAAAATACCTGCAAGATCTGAAAAGTCTCTAAGACTAAATCCTTTATCCTCTACAATAATATTTTTTTCACTAGGTTCCATACCTCTTACTTTTTGACCTGTAGGTGTTAAAGCAAGTTGTCCACCTTTATCACGAACATATCCATCTTCACCAACAAGACTTTTTAATATTGACTCACGATCTCCCTCTGTTTCACCAAAGGACATGAGCGCACGGAGTCTACCATCTGCACCTGTTTTGTAATCAAAATTTTCTCTGTCACGACCAGTGCGTTCATCAACAAGTGTTTTTAAATCTTTACCTGTTTTAACATTTGAAAAAGCAAGAGAACTTAATAAACTTGATACATCTTCATTTGGAGCGTTAGATTTAATTGCACGATAAGCATCAAGTTTTTGACGATCACTAAATGCTCCAGAATTTATACCACGATAAAGATTTAATTTTACACGATCATCCATATTTAAAACTCAACATTATTAATTTTTGTTATGCTGTTACACCTGCTGTTTGAGACTCATAACCTTGTAATTCATCTTGTTCTTCAGAATCTAATTCTTTACCTGCATCAAGACCATAATTTTCTTTGCTATATCTACTTAAATTTGTTAAGCCTTCATTAATACGACCTTCTGCACCTAAAACAATATCATTAAATAATTCAGCTATTTTTACTCTTGTCGTTCTAATATCTCCAAGAGCTTTAAGTTCTCCAACAATTCTTGTAACTCTTTCTCTATCTGCATCAGATATAGTTTTGCCAGATTCACCAAGTATATCTGGTGCATTTTTCATAGCTATTTTTTCTAATATTCTAATAATTGCACTTGATTCTGGCTCTTTATCACCAAGTTTAATTCCAAAAGCAGAAGCAAGAGAATTAACTTTATCCTTAGTATAAGTAAAAACATTTCTATTATCTGCTGTAAGAATACCTAATTCAATAAATTTTTCTTTAGCTCTTTCGTTATCTTTAGACATTTTTAAAAGAGCATTTTCAGCAACTTTTATTTGCTCTACATCTCTTACTACATATTGACCTTCTTTTGGTCCTCCAGATTTTCCATACGACAAATCTATTGAAAATAATGGATCATCTACACCTTGAATTAAATTTCTAGTTACAACTTTTTCATCCCAATTTTTTGTTCCATCAGGACTTTTTAAAGCCTCCTCTACAACACTTGCATAACTAGAACCCGGTAAAATAGTAAATTTATCAGAGAAATTTTTATTATCAATTAATTTATCTAATTCATATTTATTTAATTTTTGTAAACTCCCTTTGTCACTTAAAATACCTGCAATGTCTCCTGATACTCCACCGCCCATCTTAGGTACGATAAAGTAATCTTCACGTTCCATAGCTTTTTCAGCTTTAGCTTTATCAGCAGCCCTCATTTCAAGAGCGT